CAAAGAATTATGTCGGAACTAGACATACGGCATTTCATGACGAGAAGTTGTTTTCGAATGAGGTTTTTGTTCCGGCTCGCTTTTGTTTCTTTTTTGGTGATTTTATATGAAAATTTCGCAGGAAAAACAATAATTTTTCATCATTTAAATCCAAAACAAAAATCCACGATAAAACTATAAATAGAATATAGCCAATGAGTGCCGAAGAATGGTTGGAACATGAGATTAAACAGACAAAGTTTATGGGAGATAAATGTTTTTTCTTAGAGCGTAATAATAGTAAAGAATGGTTAAATCGTCTGCGGGTTGCGAAAAAAGACAAGAATCTTAGTGTACATATCGGATCTGGTTATGTATTTACAGGAGATCCGCATACGTCAGACGATATGAAACAAATATTTGGAGATTGGATTTGTTTCAAATAAAGTAGCGGAAAGAATAAGAAATATGGGCATGAAACATGGTCACATAAAAAAAATGATAAGTTTTATTGTTGGAGTTAACAATAAGAAATATGGTCATGAAACATGGTCCCATAAAAAAATGATAAGTTTTATTGTTGGAGTTAACAATAAAAAATCAGTTACAAGCTTTTTATATTTATAAGATGAGAACAGTCAGAAAAACAGACTCAAAACATCCATGTATTCTCGGTCCTGTAGGATACGATATGATAAATATATTAGGAAAAGATGGTGACTCTTATATTGGAAGAGTTGATTATTGGCTTGGCCCTTACAAAATATATGGAAATGTTGTTATGATATATTCGGAGAAATATGATATAGTAGCTTTTGCTTTATTGAGAGAAATGTTTGGATTGGAGTTTCCAAGGATTGCAGTTATTACTCACGGCGGATTGAATTATATAACAACTAAAGATTTTCCATGTAGAGATATACAAATATCAGATTTTACTCCTAGCACATCTCAAAATTTCATGTTTCGATATCAATTATGTTTGATAATCTATTTTTGTAAGTTTGTCGGTGCTGATCTTAGGTTACCAGATATAAAAGTAATGAATGGAGTTCCTTATGTTTGGAAAATAAGATCATTAGGAAATATAAGGGCGGAAACAATATCTGAGACAGAATTTTGTCAACTATTCGAAACTGATAATTTGTTTGCTAAACAAATATTCGTAGAGGAAGATGAAATTCCAGACGAGAAATTAGGCATTTATAATCAATTCGATGCAAAAACTACGTTTAACGGCATGAAAACAGATTCTAGTTTTATAGATGAAGCGTATAGAGATCAATTTGAGTCGGCGTACAAAGCTGAAATGGAGCAGTTTTATGGAAAAGAGGAAGCCTCCGTGAAACTAACCGAAATAAAGAAGAAGTCAAAAGAAACTATGTTGGATTTGGTTGTGAGATATTTCAGGGAAGTCGATTTTGACATGGATACCATAAGAGAATGTATTTATTTGAGAGAGGGAGCAGTAAGATCTACGAGAGGTAATAGATCAAAATTTCCATTGGCCAGAGGCCAAAAACAAGTAGAAAAGCTATTAACCCAAAACCACGCAATATTAAGAGGTCCCTTTCCATATAGAATATTCAGAATGAGATCAGGCCAATAATTGCAAATGGCGATGGCATTACGATATCAAACGATATCGTAATATTTTTTGTTCTCACGTTTTACTACATAGCGTGTTCTTCGCATATTCCCATAAGACACATGTCACATAAGTTCAACAGATATGCGTTAACTGCAAATTCTGGATTTATTTCCGGTACTATACGTTGAGCCGAAAAATCTATGCGATCTGGAATTACAGGCTTTATTTTTAGTTTCAGAGGTTGAACGCTAGGCTTTACTGCTATTCTTGGTTTTTCTGTTGTTTTGGGCATTTCAGCTGGTATAAACTCGTCGTATCGCATTTTCTTCTTTTCTGGTTCTTCCCCGGGAGGAATTGGTCTCTCTATAGAGAAGTATCGAGCTATAGAATCCATATATTTTAAAAACTTAGACCAATCAAATTCTATCCCCTCTTTTATATATTTATACAAGAGTTTTATGGATTCTTTGGCGTCATGGCTAAATACCCTCCTCATCGTTAAACTGAATTCTCTTCTGCAAAAGAATATGCCAATTGAACTCATATTAACACGTATGGTAAAATATGGATTCACATCGTCGGCCATTCCTTCTGTCTTATGATATCCAGCTTCTGTTATTCTTTTGTTAATGAGATACACTCTTTGTTGAATTGGCACAGCTTCTATAGCTGTTTTATTAGATTTTGCCTTACGAGTGAGAACATTATGGTCAATTGTTCCGCTTTTGTAAATACATCCAATTATTCTTGTAAGAACGGTTGGATCACAATAATGTTTAGAAGAGACTTCCAATACATTTCTTGATGCTGCATATGCGACAGCCAATGGAGTGATACCTATTCCTGTATCTATTATATGTAACATGTGTGGTTCTATTCTTAATTTACAAGGTGAATTTTTAGTACAGCACCATTGTAAAAACTTTTGAAAATATGCACATATATCTTCCATCAACGGAGCATAAAAAATTCTGCAAGTCTTAGCCAAATTTAATTTTTCCTCATATGAGAGATACCCAAACATATGCATTTTAAATACAAACATAGGAACTCCATTAAAAGGTTTAATCGGATCGGAATATAAGGTCGATGCGTTATTCTTTGATATTATATCACTTTTGTATCTTTTGGGATTTTTAGGTTTTGGTATTGTAAGATCTATACCTTTATCATACGCTTCAAGAGTGACAATCGCCTTGGATTTATTTGTAGTGCCAGGCAATTGTCTTTCTTTAAGGAGTTTTCTCAAGTCTTTTAGTTGCATGTTATCATATGATTGTGTTGGTCGATAATTGTCTTCATCTTCATAGTCTTCTTCATAGTCATCATCGGATTCGTCACCTCGAGTAGATCTCTTTTTGGATGATCGCTTTAATTTACTCATTTCCCGACCGATATTTTGTTTCTTATTTTGTTTTTGATTTCAGAATAATTGAAATTCGTTTTTTGATAGATCTCTATAACGTATATGATATCCATGCGGTATCATAATTTTAACCAGAATGTTTGATTCTGGGCTTTTTTTTTCGGCTTCGTGTTTTTACTGAGAAACATGAATACATCAAATTCTCATGGTGTATATGATATCGATACGGTATCATATTTTTTTATCCCAGACGTTTAGTCTAGGCTCTTGTTTTATCGGCTTCGTGTTTTTACTGAGAAACTATAAGGAAGTTCCTGTTTATGAATTTTCTTTGGATTCCTATTTGTGAATCTTGGTACATGGAAAAATTGTACTCTTGTGTCTCGTCGTTTTTCAGCACTTCTTTGTTTTTGTGTTCTTCTTTCTGCTGTTTTTCTTTGTGTTCTACTTTTGGTTTGTGTTCTTGTTTAGTTATAGCAATTTTCGGCTTTGATTTAGTTTGATCATCGTTGACAATATGTTTCAAATCATAAATATCGACAATGGAATTGTACCACTCTTCTGTTATTTTTACCATCATATTATTTTGGTCATAATATCCTTGGCCAGAGTTGCTTCTGCAAAATGTTCTAACATTATTTACTATATCTATCTTAGAAGATCCGGCCTTAATAAAATCAATCAATTTTCTCTCGAGAATGGATAAACCGACAACAACGGCTGGGTTTTTGCTCAAATTCATACTTTTGTTAAGAGAATCTTTGAGAGACATTGCTCCTCCTTGATGTTTAACTTGAGGAATAGATTGAATTACAGGATATGAAGTTAATGCTTTGAATCCCTGATTTCCATTCTTAGAGGTTTCAGGTTTAATGACTGATCCTTGTTTTATCGGAGATTTATGTTGCGTTTGTTTATAAGAAGCAATAGCTTCCAGCTCCGTGGCTGTAAATAATGGTGATCCTATAGGCGAAGTACAGTTAAATCCAAGATTATTAAGAGATCTATTCGGAATTTTTGATGTATATGCCGTAGTTATATGTGATCCTACAATAACATCGGCTGTTTTTGGGTATTTTCTGAAGTCATCTATATCTGATTCAGCTATAATAGATTTATTTGCGTTGGGTTTATTCATGTTAGAGTTTTGCGTACTGGATCCATACGTAGTAGATTTATAGGTGCTAGATTCCTTAAATTCATTTATATCCATTATTCTTTGTATTATAGATATTCTCCATATTTCCATGAATTCATTAAATTCACCACTCCGATCAAACGAACCGGGTGTTTCCGCGGTCTTTCCTTTTTGACATAACATATACAATTGATAGAAAGCATCGGACCACTCTTTGATATTATCAGATTCACTATGGCAGCTTAACCCATTTATATTGTTTGCATCTAATTTATTTGCATTTATTCTATTTTCGCATAATTTTGTGAAGAATCTAGCCATATTATTTTCCCATTTATCTATTTCTGATGTTAATTTGTCGATCTTAAATTTTGCGAATATGACGTCAGCCAATCTCGTTCCTTTAGCGAATTCTTCAGCAACAATAAATTTAGATTGGGATCTCTTAACTTCTCTGTTGTACCATGCAAACATACTTTTACTTATTAGAGAGATTTAAATTATATTAACTTGGGCTCTTTTGGCCGATTAAACAAAAGAGAATCTCTTGAGCCTTTTTCTTTAACAAAATAAAAAATCAAATATTGATTTTTTAAAATATCCGAGTGACCTTAGATATCTATCGGCACACAATTTCATTACAGACAACTATTTTTTATTTTAGTTCCTCGCCACGTATCTTTTTTAATCCCACATATTCATTGAAAGCCTGTTGGATAAAATCGCATGGAACAAAAAAGTATTTTTTATTTTGGTTTCTCGCGCCGTACCTTAATTCCTATCGTGCTAAATATCACTTTACATACGGCTAGTATTACATTTTTATCTACTATTGGTCGTATTTTTGCTCGCACCACACCTTAGTTCCTATCGTGCTAAATATCACTTTACATACGGCTAGTATTACATTTTTATCTACTATTGATAAAAATGTATGTCTGAACCTTCTTAATCCAAGTATGGTAACGCACGATTTCACACATTTTTCATATCCCAATTTATTTCTGTTTATGTAATTCACCAATATTTCTTCTAGATCTCGGTTCTCGCAACACAACATCCTATTATCATAGGGAATTCCATTAGAATTTGTATTTAGATATGTGCTTACGTCGGCTCGCTTTATTCTATAATTATTCTTGAGTATTTCTACAAATAATCTACATGTTGGATCAGTCGAATCGCTACCCCATACAATTATTGTAGATAATAACGGAAAACGGCATTGATATATATTATTTATCTTAGGAAAAAGATAAAGTAAGAACCAATAGGATTTAGGACACATTTCTAATATCAAAGATGTTATTTGCTGTCTGCAGCAATTATCCGAGAGAGGTATGTCTCTAACATGTTCTTCGGCAAAAGATTCAAATGATACCTCTCCCATGTATAAATTCCTAATACCTACTAAACATAGTTTATCAAAAATCAAAGACATATCATCTAGGTGTATGGTGTAATTTCTTCCGCATATACGGGCTCTTTTGTATCCAACTAAAGCTTGAAAATCAGCACCCAATAATATCTTAAAAAGGTGATAGCCATCTATATCAATAGTGTCTTCGTACAATGCTAATCCTGGTATCTCTTCCATACTTAGAGTCTTTGAGTTTTTAGTTTCTACTGGCAAAAATTATAAATTGTTATTTTTGAGAGGAATCCTTTCGACAACACCACACTTTAGTACCTAAAGGGTTAAAGATCAATCTACAAATCAATAACAAGACATTTCTATCTAATATTGACACAACTCTATCGGCACTACAATTCCTTTCGAACACCACACTTTAGTCTTAAAGATCTCTTTGCAAATCAATAACGAGACATTTCTATCTAATATTGACACAACTCTATTGGCGCTATAATTCCTTTCGACAACACCAAACTTTAGTGCCGATAGTGTTAAAGATCTCTTTGCAAATCAATAACAAGACATTTCTATCTAATATCGACACGACGCTAAGTTTATTTCTGAATTTTCTTAAACCCAGCAGTGTAATACATGTTTTTATGCATTTTTCATATCCCAATTTGTTTCGTTTTATGTAATCATATAACGTTTTCTCTAGTTCATGCTTATCGAATACATCACCATGTTCTCCATGTTCGCCCACGTGTATATCGATTTCTCTTATTCTATAATTATCCTTTAGTATTTCTGTGAGCAATTTCTCACTTGGACCGATTGTTTCGGTAGATACTATATCAATATGAGTTAATGCTGGAAATCTGCACTGATAATATGTAACGTTGGGTTCAGATACAGGTTTCTTGGGAAACAAATAGGATATAAATCTATCCGATTCATCACAGCAATCTAATGTTAATTTCTTAATCGTTCTACAATTTCGATTATATCCTATAGAAATTGAATGCATGGCTAGCAGATCAAATTTTGTAAATTGCATATGTAAATGTCGTACACTAGATTTATTCAATCTAGACATAAGAGTCATCAATTCTGGATAGCCTATTTTATGATATTTGCGTATTGAGAGAGTTTCACACCCATGAAACATATTCGGATTCATTTGTAACAATACATTTAATAAACGTGAAGCATCTATATCTATAGTCTTTTCGTGAATAACCAACCCATCCATATTAGCTTGTCAAAATGCGTTTGGAGATTTTGATTTTTCTTTTGAAACTATAAATTCTTATTTTTTGCTAATAGGTTTACTAGCAAAACCTACCTGCATATCAGTTTTTAGTAATTCCCATAGAAACTATAAATTGTTATTTTTGCTAGTATGTTTACTAGAAAAAAACTACTTGTATATTTGTTTTTAGTAATTCCATGGTGGATCTTTTGAAACTATAAATTCTTATTTTTTGCTAGTATGTTTACTAGCAAAACCTACTTGTATATTTGTTTTTAATCATTCATCCGCAAGTAATTTTTGATGAAAGATGGTGAACTTAGTCCCCAAAAATGGCACCATTAGTGGCGATGGGCACATGTATGGTGATTTTTGTATAGATCCAATGTAGATATTCCATAACTTAAAGAAATTTGTTTCTTCGTTGTCTATATATGCACATAATCCTTCTATAGGGACTGTTGCTTCTAATTTTTCTAATTCTTTAAATTGCTCTATGATTTTGGGATATAATTCTTCCAATTTTGTTGGAATTTCGTGGCTATCGACATATTCTTGTATATTTTCTTTTAATGATTTACATATATTAAATCTAGACAGTCGGAATTCGATCGGTAACTCCATTCGGGCGGTTATTGTCGTCTGTGAGTTTTTGTTTTAATCTTTATATAAAGATTAAATTTTAGTTTTTAGCCTTATTTGCTGCTGATCCTATAGATTTTACGTTGGTGCCGCCTGACAATTACATTGGTTATTTCCAACACCACACGCTCCATCACAATTAAGGATTCCCCCTGCGAGAGCCGCACAAGGAGCTCTAGCACTCTGGCAATAATTAGCAGAAGTACAGTCTTGAAATACGGTATTATATGCGAGTTGAGTTGTGTTGTCACTAGGACATGTCTTAACTCCTGTAGCTAAAGTTATTACACATAAACCTGGTTCGCATCTATTTACAACTGTACCAGTTCCAGGTCTAAATATTACATATACAATAATTGCTATAACTATAGCCATAACTACCATTATAATAATGAGAATTATTACACCTGATTCGTTTTTCTTCGGGACCCGCTCAAAAACGGGATATCTAGGCATAGCTTCCGTCATCTTCTTCTCTATCTATTTTTATTTTTCAGTTAGGTTTTTATTTATGGAGATATTTTTTGTTTGACCGCGAAAATAATTAAACTCCACATTGTCCTTTGGTTAGGCATAATACAGAAAGTCTGCTATTAATATCTAAACTTTCTATTACTTTTGGGTTAACTTCTAGCTTTATATGTTTTCTATCTAGATATGTATCATCTTTCAAAGAACATTCTAAAACTCTCAGATATACTCTTAGTATATGTATTTCTGTCTCTAGCTTAAACATATCCTCAGTGTCAGAGTTGCCTACAGCCAAGTCTAATTTAGATTCCAAATCTGATAACCTCCTTATTATGGCATTTTTCTGTTGTTCTCCCATCCCAAACAAAAGTCTGTTTTATTATATGAATGAAAAAACAATCATGTAATTGTTTTTTTAATCGTGAGTTTTTTAATCGTGGGGTTTTTGTTATGGGGTTTTTTTGCCGTGAGGTTTTTAGTTTAGGAATGGCTTATAGTCCAAAATAATATAAAGTAGAAATGCTGATGGACATGCGTATATTTTTCTTTGCATTTTATAGTAGTCATCTCTCTGCTTAATATCTAAATCTTCAATTATTTCAAATGTAGTCTCTTTCTTGAAAGCATCAATTTCACTTCTAGCGTGATAAGATAAATAGAGACTCTCAGGAAAGACAGTTTTTACGTAGTCAAAATAACAAATCTGGAATAGATTATATTTTCTTGTAGTCACATCATACCAATTATCCGTATCAAAAGAAGATGCGCCAAGAGATTTTTGTCTTATAACTCTCTTTTTGACTTTGACGATGCTATAGATAGAAAAAGTGACTTCAGGACTGACGTACATATTTCTCGTGGTTGGAGTATCAGCAATCCTATTCGTGAGTTTACCGAAAATGTTATTGGAGAACCTATCAAAACAAAATACAGCGAACAAACCTTTTATGCACATTTCTCTCAATAGCGTTCTCACGTAAGATTTGAATGAGTTATGCATTTCAAAGCTAATACATCTCAAACTATCGAATATATCTAGAGGTCGCCACATTTGATTCCATTTCTGCCTTAAGTTTGAGAAATCAATGCTATAATCATTACGGTTATAATCGGAAATACTAACATCTGGAATAGCATCGAACGTAAAATGCATTCCGCGGCTGAGGTCCGTCTTAATATACTTTTCAAATTGCGAAGATATACCATACATATCACCATCCCATGATCCCAATCCCATCAAATATTTTGGTTTAAGGGGATCTCCATGGTTTAAATGTCCTCCCATATTCTTATTATCGTCGCTATCATATCGGATAGGAATATATTTCTTTTTGGTCAGGAACGTAGTATTAAAGGGATTTATTATCAAAGATTCAAATTTAAATTTCTTTGTTTTCTCCGTCACAAAATCGCCAATATTCATTTGAGAATTAAGATTTGGAATATTAAACATTAATGTATCATGATCGGCATAGACTTGAACAGCGTCGGGAAAGTTTCTACGCATATTTTCTAACAAGACTTGTTTTGCTCGATTGTAGCCTTCCGGATCTGTCTTTTTCCAAAGAGAATTTTGCTCATGGATTCTTTGTTCTTCGATCGATTGCGGCATACTTATTGGTTTAGAACTCGATCCATATGGTGTTCCAGGATATGCATTATACCCAGGTTCGTGCTTTTCTTCTTTTCCATTTTTGTCTTTTTCCGCTTTTCTCTCATGAATCCATCCATCGATAAGGTAGTCCATTCGTCTCAGTGTATCACTTTTCTCCGGAGTTTGCGGTTTATCCTCTCCTACTTCCTCTTTTCTTCCTTCTCCTCTTTCTTGGTTGGCTCTTCGTCCTTTTTCCTTGTTGTCTCTTTCTGCATGCTTTTCGTCGACCCAATCTCCAAACCACTTCTTGGCAACTTTTGATTTTTCTACTCCATCATTCTCTTGTTTTTCTTGGAACTCTTCTTCAGGTGATTTCCATACAGATTTTGGAATGAGAGATTTTGGAATGGGCTCTGGAATATCGTGAAATTTGAGAATCATGTCTCGTGCTATTTTATGGCCGATTTGTTGATCCCACTGTCTATAAACATATTGATGAGCTTGCTCTCGTTCTTTCATCTCATTGTCAGTTGGTTGTTTGAACAATTTATGGGCTTGATCTCTGGGAATTCTACCTTGGGTTTGATGTCTATTTAGTTCTATAGCTGGTTCCTCTACACCTACGGCATGAGCCGTCATTCCCGAACCCTCTTGGTGATATATTTGAACGTTATGATGACGACGTTCTTTCTTTTCATTCTCTGTCGGCTCCTTGCGAACATAGATATCATCACCGCCAGATAATTCCATGACAGGATAACGCGGAGCAAGTCTGTGAGGACTCTTGGGCTCTTCGAAATACACAAATCTTTTGCCTTTAGGGTTGTCCATTCTATCCACAATGGGGAACTCCAGACAAGGCAGCTAGAATTTTGTTTTTATTTTCGAAATTTTAATATTTCATTTTTGAAATATTATATATGGCATCTGTAGATTTATTTTCGAGTGGGTGACATAGGCTATCATCCGAGATTATTTATCTTCATCTCAGTCTATTCTCTTGTGCTCTAATGATCATTTATTTTTCTCGAAGGTTACCAGCTTAAAACCATATAACCGGTTAGTTATTTCATTTTTCGGTTATAGGTTTTTTACTGACAATCAGAACGAAAAGCATTTATTTTTCTCGAAGGCCGCCAGTTTCTTTTCGAACAGATGATCATGGATGATATAACAGGATGAGATTCCTAATTGATCGTTTTCATCTAATCTTCCAATAATTAAGATATTTTTGTAGATTCCGCTAAGATAAACTCTATTCCCATTGCTGTGAACTATTCTATTTGTCATGCATTTACTCTTATCTAATGCAAAGTTCTTATACGACTCAATATCAAGATATTCTAAATAATCCTTCCAATTTTCATCCTTACTAATACCGTCGTTCGACATAACATGTTTATTATAATGATTAATAATATTCAATTCTGGGTCTCCGTTATTGCCAGGTCCCCATTGCTTAAATCCATCAAATTTCTCAACGCAAGTCATCTCAAACAAAATACAAACATTTCTAAAGTTGGAATCAGTCAAGTTCTTTATAGGCTCATATCCGATAATAATTGTCTACTAATGTTCTGGTGATGATGGAATCAGTGGTAATATCCATGGTAAAATATCTCAAAAAGAATCTGGATTTTGTTTTGGTTTGGAAATTCTTATATTTCATTTTTGAAATATAAGCTATCGGGATTCCACGTATTGTTCGTTTGTGTTATTTAGAAGTCCCCATTATCTCTCTTGTCCTCGCCTGGAGGAAGAGCTTCACTGCGGAATGGGGTTTGAACTCCGAATTCGTCATTTTCGATCCTGACCATGTCGTCTTCGTCAACCGCAATTTTTCCAGTCTGACTCTGGTTTCTGACAGCTATGGCGGCAGCGCCCAGAGTGGCCAAGACAGTCACTCCAATGATAGTACCGGCAACAATCTTTCCAGTTCTTGAAGATGTCGTAGGATTAGGAGCCGCTGGCGTATCTCTAACTTGCAATTCTGGTTGTTCGACTGTTTCTGTCTCTTCGATTACAGATCTGGCTGAGATAAGAGTGGATGTCGGAGTGCTTGCTGGAGAAACAGGAGTGATTACTACATTCCTCTTTCCTGCATCTGCAGATCGTTGAGAAACGAGGGTATTTGGATTTGCTGATCTGTCAGCGATTTCGTTGGTTTGTCCTCTCATGTTGTTTCGATGTGAGTTCTTTTATTTGAGTCTGTATTTTCCCTGTTATTTTTATCGACGCTCACCAAAGATTTTTTAACGATATTTTTATTTTCAGTAGCAAACTATCCATTATTTTGTTAACATATTATATGGGTATTTATTTCCAAAAATAAAAGTTCACAATCAGATTTGACGATAGACATGTGCAAAATAGAAAATTGAATTTTTTGAGATAGATAGAAAAACCTATAGGAATGGAGATTGTGCGTTCTATCCTGGCAGGCAATGTCGCTTCAAAGGCATTTCTCGGCAAAACGCCAAAAGAATGTCAGACTGTTGATTTGGCGTTCAGCGATGGCATCATTCATTGGACTATGATCGGCCATGCGCCAGTGGCTTTTCAGTCTTCGCCGACTGAGCCAGCTCCCAAATTCTTCGATTCTTTCTTCTCGTTTTATGACTTTGTCAATGAGATCAACGCCATTTGTAGCGATTTCGTCACTGCATCCAAATCTGTTGAGAAATTGAATCAGATTGCAGTCATGGTCAAGTCTGCCTATCCTAGCATGAAGTTTGTTTTGGGATGCGAGATTGTGGTCGACATCAAGGAGGATTTCAAGTCTGGCTCTTTTGTGAGATATCTACAGCAGGTTTTGGTTCTCGACTGGCAAACTATTTCTAAGGCAGAGAAAGGTCTCAATTACTTTCTCATAAACACTGGATTGATGTTGCCAACAGAAAGTATTCTCACTTTGGAACTAGAATCCTTGAGCAAAAGGATGGTTGACTTCGACTACAAATTGAAAGAGCATTGGACTCCTTTGTTGGCACAACATGTTCAACCCCAAGATGAAAATACTGTTTTGGGAGCTATGAAGTTAGGTGATAGATGTCGAGTTCCTCAATTGGCGGCTCATCTCTACCTCCAAGAAAAAGAAAAGAGAGAAGATCCAGAATATCAGAAGAAGATTATGTTAGAATCTCGACTCGCCAAATACACAGCCGGAAAAGAGGTATCTGGTTCTGGCATTTTCTAATTTAAAAACATTAATAAATCTATTATGTTGGAAAATAGATTGGCCAAATACACAGCCGGAAAAGATGTATCTGGTTCTGGCATTTTCTAATTTCAAAAATGAGAATACCGGCGAGATTATATTAGAATCTCGTCTGGCAAAATACACAGCCGGAAAAGAGGTATCTGGTTCTGGTATTTTCTAATCAAAAAACATTAATATGCCTATAATGGCCTATTAATCTGAAAACGAAATGACATCAAAATCCCTACAGGATCTAATCGAAAACAAAAATTGAATTTTTGTAAAATAAAACAAAACAGCAGCCGTGCTTGAAAAGACGTGAAGAATGAAGAGACCGATCCGAGATGTTGCGACTGCGAGTAGACCAGATCATCCAATCAATGCTCACATATTGGAGTATCAGCGTGATGGATCTTACGAGAATTTCATGAAGATTGCAGATCTGACGACTGCCAACATGAATCGAGGTGGACATAAATTCGATCGTCAGGAAGATGATGGTGTGATCGGTTATCAGAGTGTTGATCTCGCCATGGTTTTCCGTAGACAAAAACCGATAGCTATGCTTCAAGGCTCATTGCCAGACTTTTTTGGTATGCTGGGATTGAAAGTCATCACAATCGGAGAATCTTATGCAGGCGTGAGCAAGGGTAGCGATTTCACTCATATCGTCTGGGCAAGCGATGATCTCGACAAGAAAGCTACATGGTTTGCTAAATATATTGAGACATATACCGGACCCTATGGTTCAGATCATGCGAGATTAATCGGTCTAACTCTGGGTTATCCTGAAGAAAATGTCGAACGGTTTGTAACTGTCATGGAAGAGGGGCGTCGAGCGATGACTGCCAAAAGAAACCATATCGACCAAAAATCAGAGTGATTATTAAAAAACATTAATATGCCTATAATGGCCTATTAATCTGAAAATAAAATAATGTCAAAATACCTGTGGGATCTAATCGAAAACAAAAATTGAATTTTTCGAAGATAAAACAAAACAGCGCTCGTCGGCAGAATACTTGAACAGTCATGGATGCACTGATCACGGATAATAATGGGAGTTTCAAGTGTTACAAAGAATACAAGAGCAGATTAGAATGCTGGCTTGAAAAGAATTATTTGACAGAAGCTTTCAAGGCGCGTCAGTTGGCAGCCCTTCAAATAATGATTTCCAAATTAAATTTTACCAAATGCCAAGATGTGAAACAGCTAGCATTTATGATGTGGATGTTGCCCGAAGAATTTGAAATATTACTTAATACTGGTAAGACGCCAATTAATCTTGTTCATATGAAGAAAATAATATTAGAAACTCCTCCTGCTATACATATAACTGGATTTCTTAGTGGAGATTTCAATGATTCTTTGCCGTATTATGATTGCTTGAAATTTATTGGACAATTCACAAACTCACAAACCGTATATGATGACTGTTTGGAAATACTATACGCTATGCCTGAAAAATTAGTAGGCCCTATTCTCGACCCATTCGAAGTAGGCCATTTATTTGGGTACAATAAACATGTAGACACTTCCAAAAACAAATTCAAACCCGAATCGAAGGAAATACTAGACTCATGGACTGTCACTATCGACAAAGCTGATTCTTTCAAACATTCTATATATCAGCCAAATCCAACTCAGGATAGAGAATATGATAGATATAAAAGCGAGATAAAAGAGATTTATTTGGGCATGATAAAACCTGTCATATATGTCAGCGACGGTACACTCAAACTGACGAGATCTGAAATTGGTAGTGATATAAGTAAACTGACGAGTTGTATATGCTTGTTAAGTCATGTGTTAGTAAGCTTTGGATTTGCATTCAATTTCGGGAATCTCGTTTCCCGTAATGTTTTTGATTTGTCATCTGAAACATTAGAAATAATACGTCAGCACTTATTAGATGTTAGCCAATGCGAACCTTTTCCGAAAGATCAAACTATAAAACTTCAAAACGATAAAGTGGTGGAAGAAACATTTAGATTTCTCACAAAAGAAAACGAAAGAGGCGTGGACAGAGTTTTATCAAACGCTTGTATCTGGATATCTGACGAGTTGAATACCCAACTAGAGAAAGCTTCACGAGGAGAACTAGAAATCGAGCCAAACAACAAATCAGATATGGAACTACAGAAGAGAATAGAAATAGACGGAGTAAAGAAGATTTTGTTGGAGCAAATATACGAAAGGGGTCTTGCGGATGCTAATTCAAAAGTGAGTCATAATTTTATGCGAATGGCAGCAGAAGACGGAAGATTGTGGGTCGTAAAATATTTAATAGGAAAAGGATGCCCTGTTAAGGATCTACCAAAACACGGACACGAAAATCGGCCATGGATAAGAGAAAATCGGCAAATTAGAGATATATTGGAAGAAAAAGTCAACGATCCTTGCGGATTCGGTAAGGTGTGGCAAAAAGAGAGAACAAAAGATAAGCTCAGAGTTTTGGCGTACTTGGAAGCAAATAACTTATTGTGATGTGTTGTTATAAATCAAAAAACATTAATAGGTCTATGATGACCTATTAAAAATCGAAATAAAAATATTTGAAAATTCAAAAGAAAAGCCGCACAAGAAAAAAGTAAGAAACATTAAGACAAGGTGGAAGAAGGAGATGGATCATGAGAATTGCCAATGTGCCGTTTGTGCTGAACTGATAACACCAGGAACTCTAAAAGTTTTCATTGATACTATGATCAAGAAAAATGGATTTGCCATTGCTCCAGTGATAGATCCGGGCAATCCTACTTTTGTACCATTTCACTATACTATAGGATTGACTGAAACCTACAAATCTCCAGAAATCATCATAATAGGCCATTTTAACTCTAAATTAATAAATGCGTTAATATCTAAAATCGTAGAACAAATCAGAACTAATCCAGCAGTGCTGGATACAGAAGAAATAAATAATATCTCTCAAATCAAGTTAGATGACGGAACTATGAAGTATGTTAGTCTAGGGTGTAGAATTGCTAAAGATAGATTCAAGGAAATGTGTTGTGGCCGATTGATAGATAGGTACGGCGAGGATGCATTCCGATTGAGACAAGTCATACTTCCCGACGAGAAAGGCAAATTACCATGGCATAAGGATTTTGATACGCACTGGTCTCGATGTCAGGCTCGTCAGATAAGTCTATACGATCCCACTTTTCATATTGTTCCTACCAAAGAATGTCAAAAATGCTACGTTAGAGATATAGACTTATCTAAATGTTCTGGGTGTATGAAAGTTAGATATTGTAGCATCGTTTGTCAGAAGGAAGATTGGAAGGGGCATAAGCTTATATGCAAGAAATAGGTCTGATTTCTTTGGATTTTTAAAAACTTTAATATGCCATTATCGGCTTATTAATTTACTCGTTTCGACTTTTTTTATTTCTTGGGACAAAAACGGATTTTCAAAGATTGTCTGCAGTCCTGACAAAAAGATAATCTGCAGACAATCTTTGAAAATCCGTTTTTTGCAAAAATGGATGAGCCCTGGAAATCCATACGAATGGCTCATTCCGATTCTGCTGCAATTTATATTTGTCCAAAATGTAACTCTGAAATCGCAGTACATCCTAACTACATTACAGCTGGAATACCGGCGTGCGTACGATATGATAAATGTAATAGAATGGAAGATGTATGTAAATTGATGCTTGCTCTTAGGGGATTTTCGCTTATAGAATTGATCCGAGCCAAGTCGAATATCGTAAAGTTTAAAAGAAATGTTTCTACTGATCACGAATGTTCTATGGAATACGAAACTCTAAGAAAAGGTGGAGATTGTAAATTATGTGTGAATAATCGGAAAAAGACCGTTAAGCCCGAAAAGGTTACATTAATTAGAGCTCATTGCGAATGCAGTGGAGTAAGAAAAGGAACCAAACCTCATGTATGTCCACATCATAACTTTCTAGTTTGCTTTCCGAAACTAGCTGAAGATTGGGATTATAAATTAAATTACCCACTCAGACCCGAAAATATTTCTCCTGTTAGTGGACATGTAGATTGTTGGTTTAAATGCCCAAACGAAGGATGTGGATTATCGTATGATGCTCGTTTATCTGATAGAGTTCATAAACATACTAGGTGTCCATATTGTTCTGGGAATAGGGTGTCTGTTTCTAATTGTTTAGCCTCAACTCACCCAGAATTGTGCAAAGAATTAGCTCCAAATAATACTATAGATCCGAAGACAGTAATGTATGGATCAAAGATATATATGAAATGGATATGCGGAATGGGGCATATTTATGAAAGTCAACCTCCAGATAGATTAAGAGGTCACGGATGTCCACAATGCAATGATCCACATTATAATCAAAAAGTAGGAGGTCATGATTATTTTGTGCAAGAAGCTAATCGTGTTCATAATAACAAATATCAATATCCGGAAGAATACAAGGGAACCGATACCAAAATAAATATATATTGTCTGGTCGTAGGAAATAATGGATTTGTTCATGGAAATTTTCTGCAAAGACCTTATAGCCATAAACAAGGAATCGGCTGCCCAAAATGTTCTAGCGAGAAGACTGAATCTAAAGGCAGCCTTCATTTGAAGTCGATATTAAATGACTTGGGATTTAAGGAAAGAACAGACTATTTATTAGAACAAACATTTAAAGATCTGATATATAAAGATTCTCTGAGAATTGACATATGTTTCCCATTCGAGAATTTAGTAATCGAATACGACGGCGAACAACATTTTAAGACTAGTGGTTGGGTCGACGAGGAAGATCTTAAAACCAACATGATTCGAGATTTATTAAAAGACAGATATTGTTTGAATAAAGGAATTAATTTATTGAGAATACCATACACATATACACCAGATAGCTCATTTATTAGAAATATAATAATGATATGTAGATCGGGTAGACAATTGTACGCATCCTATCAACATTATTATAATGAAATAATTAAAGAGATAAATATATCAAACATTCACATCATAATAATGCCCATAAAACTGAAATAAATACTTTTAAACTGTAAATACCATAACAAATTTGTTATGGTATGAATTCTTCGTTTTTTTACTTAGTATATTTGTCGCAACCAGCAGCGTGTCTCAATGTCGGTATGACTCTACGAGCAGAATCTTGGCCGACAGCTTTTGAACTCATTATATATAAATCCGAATGGTTGACTATGAATGTCATTTTTCTACCTATTCTATCTCCATTATAATACCATTGAAAGCAAATTGGCATACTAGCTCCTAGACGAAGAGCTATGACTATGCGACGTTCTTTATCTCCATGGTAGCCTATCCCACAGGTCTTAACGTCATAATATAGGTTTCCTTCACCTATCAAATCAGATGCTTTTGGCCCAAAACATGAGAAATTATTTCTTAGACTTTCTAAGAAAGGAATTTCATTCCAAGCAATAACAGTTCCTTTCTTATTCGCGAAATCAGGATCTTGATGAAAATCGGCAAAGCATAAATTATGTCTAGCATGCTTCGAAACCACGCCTGGATTTATCACTGTACCATCTTGAGCAATTTTCTTATGTTTTGCGCTATACATCTTATTATCCCAATTCAGACTTATCAACTCGACAAAAGTTTCATCAACTCGCTCCAGACCATTACTTAATTTACTTATATTCTGATCAAGACTCACAGAATGAGTAATAAGTCTACTAGCAACATTTCTTAATATCAATATAGCTGCCGGCTCTCCAACTATTTGTGTTCCGTTTGTGTTAGTTGCTCCTATTAGTCCCTCATTTAAATTATAAAACTCACAGTTTACACCTACTCCTCTAAAATTATAACAAATTTGGGCTAGATCTTGTATCGAAAATCCTTCTGGAGCCATTCCGCCATTTTCTTGGCCAGATAACATTTGCATACCATAATGAGACTCTCCTCTGTCGCCAAAAGTGATAGTAATCGTCTGCTTCAGCATAGCATCTTCTATTTGATTCAATCTATTTATTCTGCTCCGTAATTGTGGAATCCAATCGGCATATTGTTGTGCGGTTATTCCAGATTTATCAAAAGCGCCGTTAGGATTATTATAATCACAGTAACGAGTATGCATGCACATCTTCAAATAATAATCAGATAGTTCCATCAAAGAAGGATCTTCATGTCTTAGGAATGCTTTAACTTCAATAAAATGTTGAATATCTCTGCCTAAGCTCTTTCCCAATTTTGAATGTTTATCGATATTGCTATTGGAGATAGTAGTTCTAAAGTTTCCAACTCTATGTTGATGTTGTAAGTTAATTATTTCTTCTGGAGTAAAATCTCTTCCGTATGGCATTTCTGTAATAGGACTAGCCTTAAAACTCAAACCTCTGCCTTCCACTTCGTCTCTCAAACAAACAGATAAAATAGCCATTCTTCCAAATAATCTACTCTCTACATCCCATCTAAATTTATCACAATGCGACAGCTCATAACAAGCTTCGACTATTTGTAGAACGCATGGATATTGTCTTCCTTGAGATCTTAAATGATTGAGAGTTGCAAATAGTGCTGTCCATATCAATTGTCTTCTGTTTTTATAATGCTTAATTTTATTACCTTTAATATAGATTCCAGTGGATAATCTCTCAAATTCAGCTTTGGGTAGCGGATCTGTCACTTTATTATCTTTGTCATGAAGGGATTGTATTATAAAACATTCAGCATATCCTATAGCCATGAGATGGTTTCCAGACAAAAGATTCTCCCCTAATTTATTATAATATATCGAGTTATCAAATATTCTTGTTTGTCTTGTTACCTCACTTTCTGGGACTCTAATTCTACATATGCAAGCCCAATCGGTAGCACGTGATTTTATAGATCGAGCTAACATAATTGTCATATTTATAGCTGCATTTTCACCCTCCAAATAAGAACTGAATGAGTAGTTGAGGGATTGTGCAGCTAGAATGACTAGAGCCGTATTTGCAAGGCCCACATCTTCACAACTCATTACGACCACCCTAGTCCAGTAATTATTAAAGCCCTTTCCAAATTTAGTCTTATTTTGAGTTATATCATAATGGCTGTCAGTCTTGCACATTTCCATCGTCCAGAATATAGCATCTAGTATTCGATTTTGCCGAATTGAGCCCTGTAGAGACGCTGAAGCTATAGGGTATTCAACATAACTAAAAGTTTTAAGTCCCCAGATAGGCTGCGCTTGATTTTGACATTCAACGTTCCAGCTATCAGGCTTTTCTGGAAGAGGATATGTAGAAGCACTTCTTATCGTCAATGGCAAGTAATGTCCATTGACTAGTTCGTTATTTTCTCTTCTGCCAGAATTTATTTGGGAAGGATATTGCATTTTCCGACAAAAGAGAGAAACCCAATGTGAATCCTTCTATTCCCACCAACACATAGACTTTCCAATCTTTTTTCTTAAAATAAAATTATTGAAATTTTGTTTTTGATTTGTTTCGACAGTGCCTCTATGGGATTCTAACTATTTTTCAATAAAAATCCTTCGAGAAGTAAAAAGGACAGAAAAGTCAGAAAAATCGAGATTGGAACCGATAAGAATAAATCAGTAACAAATAGATTCCAATAATAGATATTTAAAACTCACTACCTAAATGTCTTTTTACGGCCTCATAGCTGGAGCAGTCCTTGAAATAGTGGGCTTAATTCTCGTTGGAGTTTCTACTGCGATTACCTATGTAAAAGGAAATCAAGCAAAAGATCAAAGTACAAAATCAGCATTACATGCGGCTGGAGTATTTTTAGGAATATCAATGATATTTGCGTTAATAGCATTAGTAACAGGATTTATTTTATTTAGTACCAAGGGTTGCAGCAAACGTAACCGAGTAATCTTTCTTATTTTCTTGATTTTGTTTATCATTTCATACATCGTCGCCTTAGTTATTATCTATGTTTTTTGGAAAAAGGCTCAGAAGGCTGGAGATACAGCTACCGCTAGAGACTTTAGCTCAGCGTTTATTATGCCTCTTGTAGGTCTCCTACTTTATATCATAGGATTTCTTTTGTTTTACTTTATAATTGGTAAGAAGCTTCGCGCTCTCGGAAAGGTATGCCAAAAGATCAAGAAAGAAACAGCTCAAGTAAAGAAAGCAGAAAGCGGTAATATCGGCGGAAAAGGCAAGGCTCACAAATAAATGCAAAGTTAATATGAAAATAAATTATTACCACTATTGGTAATAATTAGATATGAAGAGAGTCGTACAGAAACAATTGAAAGGTGCCGAAAACTATTGAAATTTTGCATGACAAAATAAAAACACCCTAATTTTTGGTATCTTTCAATTATTTCTGTATTTGAATCTTTACTAATATAAAATTTGTTGTTATAGGACCAAAACTGACTTTTCGATTTATTGTAAGCCAAAAAAACAACAAGCCTAACGAGCAAAACAAGAGGGTCGCGCGCGTATTAGTAAAATCGAAGAATAATAATGCGAGCTGTAACTCATAAAAATACCTTAATTTTATATCTTGATAAAATTAAGAATCATATGTGTTAGTAAAAATACAGAAATAATTACAAGTTAGATTATATTAATTACTAAGATTTTTGTAATTAAATATTTCAAAAAAGCTAATTTTCATTATAATTTTGTTGTTTCTATACTGAAGATTTAACAAATACGCGGGTGAAATTCGAGCTAATACGCGTCTGGAACTAAAATCGACATTTTAGTTTTATTAAAGTCAACACCGATAGATATTTTAGAGTTTAGCTATCTGACCAGTAATACGTAAATCATTTGTATACAAAAATGATTTTAACCTTGAACACAGGGCAGATTTAGTTTTAGGAATTATTTATCCTATCACCTGTTTATGTTCACTTATTTATTTTCTGGGTCGACATGTCCGCTCCATATGATTTGAACATAGGCGTCACATTTTATTATGTGCATATCGGGATTTGGTATTAGTTCTATGAGAAAGCAATCATATATTTCTCTTAGTTCGTCGTTTGTCAGTCCAAAATAATATTCACTCGAACCTTCAAAACTATTTCCTATCAAATCTATTGGTATATATAGATTTACTTCTGTCATCGCCGGTATTTGACGAGGAGCTATTAAATTCGAATTCAAAAGTTCTCGGTCTATATTTATACTATCTATAACTCCTTGCAAAGGTCCAAATCTACTTATACCAGACATTGCGTGATTATCATAGTATCTAGTTCTATTAAACATGGATTTCAATTCTTCATGATATCCACTAAGTTCAACTTGTAACACTTTTATTTGAGGTATAAGATTCCATTTCTTTATATCGGTTTCATTTATGTTGTTTTCATCCATAACGATGTGTTCTTTGTTTTCATCCGTGTTGGTTTCATTTATGTTGTCTTCATCCATAACGATGTGTTCTTTGGTTTCATTTATATTGGTTCCTTCGGCTGATTTAACTCTCTTGCAAGCAAACATTTTAAAAGTAATATATTTCGGAGTTACTTTAAAATCTGTGGTGATTAGCTTAAGATGTAATCTGTTAAATTGTGACATATTCGAATCGAAGATAAATCTTATAGGTTGTATAGTTTCCGTATCGCTATGTTTTACTCCAACCGATTCATCTTCACCATTACAAAAAGGATTATAATTTAGAGTTTCGCATACTATTGTATCTTGCGAATACCAGGTTTGTGCCAGTAAATCCTTTGTCCTTTTATAAAATAAACTATGAGTCCGTTCTATTGATTCTCTAATGTCTGTCTTGTCTTCATCGTTTTGAGAATTATCATCAAGATTCTCTTCATTAGTTC